TTAGCGCCACATAAAAAAATCTTTGAGATTATTTAACTCGATACTCCTATCGTTACCCTCTTCGTTCGTATACTCGATCTTATGATACAGCTTAGGCATCTTTTCAAAGAACTCACGAATCTTTTCGAATGAAGTAACTGGTAATTGATCGATGAATTCTTCTAGCTCTGCGCTCGAATAGTCAGATGCTGGAAAGATTTCTTCTGGAGTCAAGATAGTATCGATGCAGTTGACGATAAAGAATGTCATGAGATCAATTTCATTTTCAAACTGCTGAAGCTTATCAGTGATGCTAGCACTTGGATACTTCATGATCATGGAAATTCCATCGGCTACATCAATAGTAGCATCGATATCTGTTGGCATCTCAACTTCAATAGTATCAAGATCCAATTCAAAGTTATAGATCTTGCCATCTTCGTTATCACGATATGATAGTTTAACTACGTTGTTGACCGAGCGCGCTCTTAGTTTCAAAAACAAGTATTCAAGATCGAATGTAGTAAGATCATCGACATCAAAGTCTTCGTCTTGAACACATAAATTCAAGATTTGCTTGATGGCACGAATCACTTCAGTATCTTCTCCACCTTGCTGAGAGATCAACAATATCTTCTCTTCCTTAACGAGGAAGGGACGAAACATTATCTTCTTTCCGTTTGATGGGACGATCACGTCAAATAGGGGTTGATCAATTTTTGGTAAAGGCATTATATTCTCCTGGATTATAAATTATCTATTAAGCTGGAATAGTAAAAGGCACGCCGCTTGGTAAGCGGTCTGTAGGTGCTCGAACTGTGGATGTAGAATTAGTATTCGTAGGTGCTGTGTCAGGCGGCGCGCCTAACGTGCTCGGCGGTTTATTTCCTCCTCCTATGATCAAAGGTTGCAACGACTGATCAGAAGGAAGAGAATCTAAAATAGAAGCTATATTTGTTTCTGAAAGTGGCAGATCTCCAAAATTTGATATCGCAATTGGCTCATAATTTAGCATTTCAGAAACTGGAATGAAAGAATCATTGTCAAAGTTGCTTTCCTTTGATCGAATTCGAACATCAGTAAATGAGAACGTTACGTTTAACTTCATCAATGAATTCTCTTCACTCCATGAAAGATTCATACTTTGAATACCAGTCGGGAATACGTCATAGATGTTATATTCTAATACTGTATTTTGAGCACGATCGTATACAAAAACGTTTACAGAAGGACAAGCATAAGTGTCCTTATAAGCGACTTCGTAAGGTCTTTTATTATCTCCGACTACGTTGTTCATATTCGCACCGCCAAAAGAATCACGATTCACGATAAGATTCATCCACGATTCGAAGAAATCGATGATAGATGCTTGTTTGTCGACAATAAACTGGAGAGTAAAGTCGCCTACATTGACGCCATAAGCAACGTTTTCTACAGGACCAAAGCCATATCTTCTGACGTTCTGTTCTTGTAGTAAGTTGATCGTAGGAAGAATAGCATTGTCACATCTCATCGTCAAATCAGGAAAAATCTCATTACGAATAGCTTTCAATGGAACCCAGTCCATTGGAGAGAATACTACTAAGAAACTGTGAGTGCTTAATACACCATCATAGCCAACTACTTTCGATCTAAAACTGTTGATATCAAATCTACCAGCAGAAAATCGATTGTTGCTGAATGTTCGATCTTCTGTAGTATTTTGCCCTTCGAATGGATTATTTTTATCGAAATCTGTTGCAGCTCTATCTTTATCTTTAAATGCGGTAGGATTCTTTAAGAAGTCAGGTTCAGCAGCAGTCGACGTGCCTTGTTTTCCAGATCCTGTGCCCTGTTTTCCAGATCCATTTGTTGGAACCGACCCGCGGTTTGATCCTGAAGTGTTGGTTCCTGTTGGTTTTCCTTCATTTCTAACGTCGCGCGCGATACGAGCATTAACAAATGCTTTTCGATTGCGCTCAATTTGTGCATCAGTTTCAGCTCGCTCTTGATTTTCTCCACGGACAGTTCCAGCAAGTCCGCGTGTTTTATCCGCAGCGCGTTGTGATTTTAGAGTAGCTATACCTGCCGGGGATTGTTGCCACACTTCAAAAGCTTCATTGGCAGCTTTACCATATTTTTTTCGTTGTCTATCGGCTTCAGCTTTACGTGCACGATCTTCAGCTGCTTTCTTCTCGATAGCTGCCTTCCTAGCAGCTGCGGCTTTAGCAGCATCAGCAGCTTCCGAAGCTCGAAGTCTTTTCTGAATCTCTGCGTTGGTTGACATTACTTAGTAACTCCTAGCATTCTTTTCGTGTCCATCCAAACTTGATTCTTTCTTGCTTTGACGAAACGTTCTGTTGGTAAGAAGAGCGCGATATCCCATTCCGATGGATAAACGTACATAAATTTTGATTGCACGTGTGAAGTCAAGTAGTGTTTAATGCATGGAGCATACCATCTTAGCTTTGCGGCCTGTGTCATGAGTTCGTAGCTGAGTTTAAGCTTTGTGGACTCGTCGTAACGAGTATTGTTTGCAAAGTCATATAGACCGTCCATCAACTTCGCTCTGAGTTGCAACGGCAAGTAGTGTAAGTTGAGTCCCATAAATCCGCCTTTGACTTTCTTATATGGAAAGATCAGAGGAAATCTATCGTAGTATGGAAGCTCTTCTTTATGTTTCGGATCATAGTAGAACATGTACATCGAGCCGAGCAGAGGCTGAGTAGTCATACGACTTACGTCGCCCTTCATCATCTCACGCTCATTGATACGATTCATTTTACCGGCAGTATCTCTGAACCACTCACGCGCAGAGTTCGTGCGCGCAGGAATCTGTCCTGAACGAACACCTTGTGTGATGATAGTATCAAATACAATTGCCATTAAAACTTAATTCCTAGTTCTTTTTCGGTGAGTATCTCGAACTTCCAAGCGCGGTCGTTGCAGTATATTGCAGCTGCTCTCCACTTGGCTTCGTTGACACCCCATGTCATGACTTCATTAATATAACGCTTATTAGGCTTATTTATCACCACTGGAGGCCGCGTCTGCGCATGAGGTTTTATTTCAACCACTACAGTATCGATCTTGCCTTCTGGTGTTTTCTTCTTGACAATGAAGTCTGGAAAGTATCGATGTACTCGATTGTCGATAGGTGAGCGATACGGAATGACGAGTTCTTCACTCCCCCATTGCACGACGTTAGGATGCGAATCTAAGTACATCATGAACTTTAATTCCCATTGACTACGATATACGATATTGTTCGAATCCCCAAGATACTTCTTTGTATTCTTTGGTCGAAACTTTCCCTGATAAGCCATGAATCTATTTATAAATAAGATTGAAGACTTATAACCTGAGAGAAAACATGGCCTCGAGAGATAACAAACTAGTAAACCTAGACGGTTTTAAGAGAGATGTTGGCGGACTTGCAAACAGACTCGCAAAAAAGATTACGAATAAAATCGAAGATAAACTCGAGAACGCAGTCGAGGATCTCTTTGCTAAGGCTCTGAAAAAGATTGGTCTTTCAGATTCGATTGCTGCTGAACTCTCTGCTCGTTTCGGCGATGCTTTGACTTCTGGCCTCGAAGACAAGTATTTTCAGACATTTACCAGCGAGATGAAGCGTGCTTCATGTGCTGATATTCGTAATAATTTTAATCCTAATACTGGTAATATTATTGGAGCGTCTGCTGCCGCGGAAACATATGTCGATGCTATTCAGCGTGCTTCAAATAAAGTTAGTATAGACGGTCTGCCTACTTTACAGTTTCCTAATCATATCAGTGATCGTTACTATATGGCGTTTAAGTTTAAGCAGTATCAACGCCCTGCGCCAGAAACCAAAGGTACTTTGAAATTCGTTCAAGCTTTTGCTCTTCCTCTCCCAAAAGGAATCAGAGAAAGTTTCGAGATCTCAATCGATCAAGAATCGACGGGCATGGCCGGAGGCGTGGCGGATGCCATACAGAAAGCGCTCGTTCCAGGTGCAAATAAAGCACAAGTTGCAAAAGAAGCTGCAATCGCACTGATCTATAGTAAAGCTGTTCAGGCAACAGGAGATATCGGTAGCACTATTGGTCAGGTTACTGGAGCAGTTCCGAATCCTCACGTTCAAGCACTGTTTAGTGGTGTTCCGCTTCGTCAACATCGATTTGAATGGACTTTCGCGCCGAGAAATCCGAGCGAGAGCCAACAACTTATGGATATTCTGAAGGCCATGAAGGCTTTCTCTCTTCCAGCATTCAGTAGTCTTGGAACTCAAGTTCTAGCTTATCCGTTCCTATGTCAACCAGAAATGATCATTGGAAAAAATAAAGAAATGATCATGTTTTCTCCGTGCCTTATTCAGTCGGTAGAGATCAACTATTCTCCACAGGGCTTGCCTTCATTTTTTGAAGGAACACATCATCCATCATTTATCGAAGTTTCAATTTCGATGCTTGAAACAGAAATGCAAACAGCAGATCGCTATGGTCGTAAAGGCGGAGACAATATACAACCAATGTGGGACAAGTTAATCGATGGTCTTGAAAAAGGTTCAGGTTTAGATCTAAGAGCTGGAGCAAAAGAGTTCTCAGATTCGGTTATAAAAGGAATACAACCTTCAACTAAAGCCGAAACTCCGGCGAAGACAGGAACATAAAGATGGCGAGATATTTTGATAGATTTCCGGTAGTCGATTACGATGGCAAGATTGTCAAAAATATCTTGGCACGTGTTGACTTTACTGAACAATCTAAAAAAGAGATCTACTCTAACTTCCAGTTTACTCTTGAAGAAGGGTTCGAACGACCAGATCTATTGTCTTATAATTATTACGGCTCTTCGCAGTTTGATTGGATGATATATCTTACGAATAATATCGTCGATCCTTATTATGATTATTATAAATCGACAGAAGATTTTAAAAAATATATCGATAATAAGTACGGGTCGACAGCAAACGCCAGAGTTATTATTAAGTTCTATAGAAATGGTTGGCACACTGACGAAAGACTTATTACTGTTGCACAATTTGAAGCTTTACAGGCAGACGAAACATTAAACTTAAGAAAGTATTGGAAACCTAAATTAACTAATATTGGTGCAATACTTGGATATGAAAGAATCAAAGAAGATTGGGTAGTATCTACTAATAAG